GGGTGTTGCGGACCGACTGGCTCATGTAGTCGGACAGGCTCTCACGGGTGGCGAAGCACCCACGCTCGTTGCACAGGATGTGAATCACCCCGAACAGGAACTTGTCGGACTGGGTCAGCCGCGCGTCCAGAAAGACGCGGGCTGGAATCCAGATGCCCTTAAACTCGAAGTCCTTAGCCATTGAGGATGTCGATGCCGTGGAAGGCGGCAGTCTCCGGGCGCCCATTGGCATGCCACCAAAGGGACTTGTGGATGGCTGACAGGTACTTCTTGCGTCCGCTGATGAGCATCTCGTCGCTGACCTTGTAGACGCGAGCGTCATGGGGCGGCTCCTTGCTCACCGGTATGTAGTAGAAGTCGTTGGGCACGGGCTTGTAGGCGGTCATCAGGTCGCTGTAGTACGCAGACTGGATGGCCCAGCCATTGTTGTACGATGCCCCGGTGACCGACGTGATGTCAGCGATGCTCTTGAGGTCCTTGGTCACAAGCTTGTCGTCGGACTCGCTGAGCCAGTCGAACTTAGCCTTGAGCCTGAGCGGGACGCCCTTGAACTCACCCTCCGAGACCACGGCATCAGCGACGATGCAATGCTCGACGACGTATTTGGAGCCCACGGCATGGCTCTGGAACAGAGTGCCAAGGGACTTGTACATCGCATGGATGGTATGGAAGTCTTCCTCCTTGAGGACAGTCTTGTCGCCGTTGTCAGCGACGAACGACTCCCACGTCTCTTTGCCAAGCTTGGTCCGCCTGTCACAGGACGGAGCCACGGCGTAATAGCCGTAGAACGTGCTCTGTTCGAGGACGTAGTGGTGCAGGGCAGAGCCGAACAGCAGGGCTGGGCCGACCTCCGGGTTCTTGAGCCTGTACTCGGCGTACGAAGGAGAGACGTTGTGGATGTCCTTGATGTAGGACTGGTTCAACGCCTCCATCGGCCGGTACTCCTGCTCGCTGAGGTTGAGGAGCTTGGCGTTCTCAATCTTAAGACTGATGACGTTGTCTCCGTGCGTGTCGTAGTGTTTCATTTGCTGGGTTGGGTGGAAGTTTTGCTGGCGACCTTGGCTCGCTCCATGCTGTGTTGGTATAGGTCATAGGCGCTGACCGCCAAGGCTTCAGAGTAAGGGTCGTTGCTGTGTGCGTATTCAGAATAGAACGCATAGGCAAGCCTAGCCTGTCGCCAAAGCCTGAGGGCTTCAGGACTTTTCGGATTCTCCTTCGGACTTGGGCTTGGATTTTTCATTGATGAACTTCTCGACGTTGGCGATGCCACGCTCGATGTTGGCCTTGAGTTCGAGGCCACGCTTGTGGCGTTCCTCTAGGTCGATGATGAGCTTGAGGGCGTCCTTGTCAGAGTCCTTGAGGACGTTGAGAAGGGCCTTGGCCTTGGCCAGCGATGGTGCTTGGCCGGTTCCGTTGATGGCCCAATCGAGGACCGGATTTTGATACATGTGCATGTTATTCGGACTTGGAGAACTTGAGTTTGGCGACGAGGTCGAGAATCTGCGACGTGATGTCGATGTTCTCACGGCTATGCAGTTCGACGCCGTGGAGCCAGATGCGTTCGTTGCCGATGCTGACGTGCTCACGCTTGTAGGCGTCAGGCTTGGCGTTCGGGTTGAGTTTATCCCACAGGGCGACGTTCAGTTCCTTCTGCTTAGCGTCGATGTCGCTGAGCTTCTTGAGGTAATCGCTGTGCGGTTCGGCAAGGGCCTTGGCCTTCTCGTATCCGGCCTTCAACTCAGCGATGCGAGCGAAGAACTGGACGACGTAGAACTTGAACAACCTGTAAGCCTTGTCGGTCTTGATTTGGTTGTGGCCGTATTCCTGCGAGCCCTTGATTTGCTTGAACGCGCTGTACGAGTTGTGCTTAGGGCAGAATTCATCGTCGCTACCATTCCTCATGGCCTCACGGGCCGCGTTGGTGGTGTAATGATGGGCTCCGTAGTCGGTGCCGACGCTGAGCTTGGTCTTCTTGGACCAGCGGTCACCGACCTCTGGCTCGATGCTGAAGATGGGGCACAGGTGGCACGGGAAGTTGGCGATGATGCTCTTGTCGTGCAGGAGTTCGACGTCCTTGACGGAGCACCAGTCCTCGATGTTCTTGTTCATCGCCCGGAGGTGCGACTCCCAGTAGGCGTCGTCCTGTCGGATGCTGACGTTCAGGTCGGTCATCCAGCTTCCGTCATCGTTCTTCTTGAAGTGAAGGTAGTAGCCTTCATTCAGGTCGAATCCGACGGCCTCATTCCAGATGGCCTTGAGGTCTCGCTCGATGCCGTCGTACAGGGCCTTGCGGACCTCGACGGACTTGGTGTTGGCCATGCTGAACGAGGAGACCTCGACGGAATGGCTGATGGTATTGATGTTACTCATGTGTGTGTGTGTTTTGGGTTGGAAAGTTATGGCCCCGAAGGGCCTGCTCTTATCGGGCGATGAGGACGATGATTCCGATGAAGGAAGCGAGGTCCAGAGCCGCCGCGATAGCGATGAGCGTGTTGATGCTGATGTGCATGTGTGTGTTGTGTGTTTTGGTTGAGCCCTTGCGGGCGGGAAAGTGGTGAGGCTCGGCTATGCTAGACCGACTTGCGTCCCGTAGTGCTACCACAGCACAGAGGGGAACCTCATAAGTAACGCACCCGAACAGGACAACCTAGGCCGAAGCCGGTTCTCGCCAAGATAGGCGTCATACCTGTTAAGATGCGGGCCATCACGGCCAAAGTGGTGCCCCACTAGGGGGCGTTTAGGCACCTCGTAATTGAGGATGATAGCCAAGGCCCGGTGTTAAGTCGCGCCGAATTGGTGGAGATGTCGGGAATTGCACCCGAGCGTGTGTCGATGTAAGGTTGAACATGCCTCTAAGCATCCCCGAAAATGTAGCAGAGAGGGGACTCGAACCCCTGTCATAGGAATGTGAAACCTAATCGACAACCCGTATCGCCCTGCTGTGTATTTGAATGAACAGGTCAGCCTCATCAGCTGACTCCATTCACCATGTAGCGTGATTGTTGTGGGTCAAGCGTATGTAGTCAGATATTTATCCGATATCTGTAAGTTACTGATAACCAACGAAATCCAGTTGGCACTTACCAGCCAGAATCCTGCCATTTAGCCCGGGTTTGCCAGTCATTTGCCTTGTGTGAGCGCACGAAGAGCGGTGCCACAGGGCCCATGTAGGCTGAGCCACGCACAGTATTGTATGAGACCCACTCGTCGGCCATGTCCACATGCTCAGGCGAGAGCATGATGATGAGCTTGTCCAACGTCAGCTTCTTCTTGTATCCGAATTCGTCATACGCATACGACAGGGCGAACAGGTGTTCCAGTATGTTCAGGTCATACACGGCTCTGTATGTGCCATTACTTTCTTCCGCCACTCCGATGCATCCATAATCCAACCACTCGCGAGGTTCGAGCATTAGCATCTTGCTCACCTCGACGTCATCATGCATCTTGGCCTTGTTGATGAACGCTTCGATTCCACTCACGCCCAGCTTAGTGCGGATAGGATTGGTCGCGCTCGTTGTCTTCTTCCCTTTTGGTTTGTGCGTTGCCATGAGCCATACCCCAACCCGGATACCGAGTCAAAGCAAGCCAATGTTCCCTAGCATGTATGATGATGAGAGGGCACTAGCGCACGCCATTGCACTCATAGAATCCGACAACACTCCCAACGCAGTCGGTGACAAGACTCACCCTGACGGCCCGGCCATTGGTGCGTTTCAGATACACCAGAGTGCATGGAATGACATCAGCGACATGCGGTCCAAGCTGAGCCTGCCCTTGTATCCATACCATGATGCGTTCAAGCCCAAGGTGGCTCGCGAGTATGCAACTACGTTCATCCGGGCCATAGTGGCTAGTTTTCGGAAGCACCACGGAGCACCGCCTAGCCCTCAGCTCATCTACGCATGCTATTCGCTTGGGCCTAGCATCATAGCCAAGGTGCCACGCATGGAAGGCTTGCACAAGACGTTCAGCGACCATTGCACCTCGCTCATGAGCTACAACGGCTCAGTCACCAAGCCCCTGACGTCCATCGGCTATTCCCGGTCCATGGCCTCACGCAAGATGGCCACAGGCGAACGCTATCAGAATCTCATCCACGCACACCATGACTCACTCAGACAACTCGGCATCCCGCTCCTCTGGCTCGACTAGAGCCAAGTTCGACATCGACCTACAGTATGGTCAGGAAGGTGAGCGCTGGCTCGCTTGGCTCGGCACGGACCAAGCCAAGGTTGAGGTGAAGACCGAACGCGACACATGGGCCACCACAGGCAATGCCGTGTTCGAGTATGAGTGCAGAGGCAAGGCCTCAGGCATAGCCATCACGGAGGCAGACTACTGGGTGCACATCTTCAAGCTCGGTGATGTCCCAGCCATGTGCCTCGTGCTCCCTGTCAATGACCTCAAGGAGGCCCTGCGTCAGGCCATACGCACACCGGCCAGTTTCGGGGCTCGCTTGGTCTCAGGCGGCGACGATAGTGCCGCCAAGGTCATCCTGATGCCCATACCATCACTCTGGCTGATTGCCTGTAGGACCTTACCATTCGCCACCCAAGGCCGGATGATGAAGTGAACATCACATCACCCTGACCCCGACGTCATCTGGCTTCCTAGCCTATCCTAGAGCCTGAAGGGATATGACCCTAGATAACCCGACGCGCGAGGCATGGTAACCCTAGAATACAGACCCCCTGTGTCAAGCCCCCCAGCCTCATCTAGCCTGTTTGACCTGCTAATCGTGTGTGATTGGGTCATGTATCACGTCCGATTAGACATAATTGCTGTTGTGCGAAATTCAATCCTGACCCTCTGGCTCAGGTTGAGAAGGGGGCGGGGGGGGTCCAACGTCTGGGAACTGGAAATTCGGTGACGGATTGTCATCTGCTATCGTTTTGTCCAAAAAAGCTTTAGGGTCCTGAGCCCAAGACAGGAACTTGGCTGTGCTTTCCGGCTTCTTCTGGCCCAATTCGACCTCAATGGCATCCTCAGAGTCGAGCTTGACCCCCTGACCTTTGGACTTGAGCATGGCAGAGAGGGCTTCGTGGCTGATGCTAAAACGATGCTCGACCACCGCCTGAGGCTGGTCTTGGAGGGTCTGAATCTTGTCGATGGCGATACCCATGGCGATGGGGACTTGGCTGACGTGCAGGTTGTCCAGCTCATCGACCAGTTTCTGGCTCGCCCGCTGGACGAAGGCCTTGAGGTTGCGGACTGTGGTTGCCTTGAACTCGTCCTGAAGCCCGGTGGACTCAGGCATGGACTTCTTGATGGCAGTCACATTGTTGGGGGACATCTTAACTTCCTTGGCCACCTCGAGGACGGGCATACCAGCCCTGAGCAGTTCTTCGACCTTGTCGCGCCGCTCCTTGGAGACCCTCTTGGCCGAATGATTGGAAGAGGGGTTGGTATCAAGTCTCTCGTTGTCCATTGTTGACAAGCTGTGGATACTGAGGACAACTGTCAACCCATGGCTGACAACGTTCCCGACTATTTTGAGCGCAAGTTCATCGTGGACATCATCCCCATCAAGACGACCCACCAGTCCGACCTGCGAATCCTCAAGACCAAGGACAACCGGATGTTCGTGGGCAAGACCACGAAGTCGGCCATCAAGGCTTGGATGAAGGAGTTCGAGCTGAAGGCCAAGAAGCATGCTCCCGACAAGCCCTACACGGGACCGCTGGAGTTGACCTTGTATTTCGGCTTTCCGAATACTTTGAGCGACAAGGGACAGACTGTCCACATGGCTACTAGGCCCGACTTCGACAACTTGGCCAAGGCCGTGTGTGACTCGCTGACCAACTGCGGATTCTGGTACGACGACTGCCAAATCGTTTTTGGCAAGGTCATGAAGTTTCGCACCGATAAGCCATTTTTGGGCGTTTGGGTGAAACGGGCCGAACACATCGATTCCACGCTTATGGGGGCGGTCATCGACCATCTGAGCAAATGAGCGAGTTCGTCCAATGGAAGGAATCTGACGTAGTAGAGCGTTTTGGCGTTCCTAAGGACGAATTGGTAGCTTTCCGCAAATCGCTCACCGAGGGCGAACATTGGGAACGGATGCCTCAGGGCTCCAGACCCCTTAGGACGTGCCCAGTCGTGTTCACCGAGAACGGCTGGAATTTGGTCGTCTCCAAGTTTGGCTTGATTGAGGTCACCGCCGTCCCGGACGAAGTCAAGGTCATGAAGCCCGCCGAGGCCGAACCGGAGAATCTGGTCAAGGCAGACGTATTGCGGTGCGACTACCCCAATCGACGCGTCATGCTGGTCAAGTTAGAGAACGGAAAGTCGGTCTTCTGCAACGTTTTCGACTCAAGGCCGTTCAAACCGAAGATGCCCGTCGTGATTAAGCATCGCGGAGGCAAATACTTCTGCGAGCATCGCCCGACCTCAATCCTCCGCCTCAACACCCTTATCAAGCGCAACTCACAATGAAGAAGAACACCAAGAAGAAAGGTGGCAAGCGGTGCTAACCGCCGCCGCCTGATAAAAAGCCCATGGGAATGATGAAGATGATTGGCAACGTCGGACGCAAGTTCCGCACGGCCTACATGAAAAAAAGCCGCAGGAAGGTGGACATGCCGAAATTGTCCCCTGACTGGAACGCTCGCCTTCAGGCTGGAGAGGACTCGGCACACGTCGAGTTCAGGCAACAGCAGAATAGTGCCCGTGCCTACATCGAGCGTAAGCTTTCTTCCCCGGCTCAATCCTCTTGGTCCATGAAGAAATCCCAGACCAAGAAATAATTTTTACCCAACAAAAATGAGTATGTTCAAAGCAGGTAGGGCTGTCGGCAAGGGTGTGAGGTATCTCACCCAGCTTGGTAGCAAAATTGGCAAGGGCCTCGGTAGCTCCGTCGATAAGCTCGGCGCTGGCACCCGCAACACCCAAGCCTCCGTAATCAAAGGTGCTCGCGGTGCTCGCGATGCCGCCAACTCCGCAGGTGCCGCCGCACGTCGCGGCGTCAAGGACGCGAAGGCGGGTTACCGGACCGGACGTAGTGGCGGTCTGCACCTTAGCGACGTGCAGGAAACCTCTGCCCAGAAGTACCACCACGGCAAGATGGCCGAAGCTGGCAGGGCCAACTTCATTCAGGCCAAGGCTCCCAACAGGGACAAGTACATCAAGGCCAACAGGCCCAAGGGTGTCACCCGTGAGGCGTACAACGATTTCGCCAAGCGTAATCCTGACATCGTCAAGAAGGCCGACAAGATGCGTGGTGGCCCTATTGGCGGGTCTGGTCGTGGATACATGACCAATAAGGGACCTAAGGCGTCCGACTACAAGATTGGCCGTCGCATCAGCGACGACGAATTCGTCAAGTCCTACCAGAAGCCCGGCATGTCCAAGAACCGCCGTGCTGGCATCATCACCGGTGCCTCCATCGCCGCTGGCTATGGCGTCCACAAGGCGAACGACGCCATGCAGAACCACTACCAGCGACAGAAGAACTCCTCTCGATGAAAATTCCAAAGAAGCTTCTCTCGTCTGCCGCCAAGATGTTCAAGTCTGGCGGTTCTGCTTGGACCAAGAAAAAGCAGGGCATCCCGTTCGCCAAGCTTGAAGACATGAGGGACTCTACCACGTCGGCCAGCAAGGTCGCTAGGGGTAGGAAGATTCCGCTGATTACCGACAAGTACGGCAACAAGTCCTCCCTTCGTGCCAACTCCAAAAGAATCGCATCATGGCGTATGGGCGAGACCTACGGCCCCGGCGAATACTCCAAGTACGACCCATCCAAATGATTACTCTCATCATCGCATCCATCACCTTCCTCGGCGGCGTCTATGTCGGCGCCCGCTACTCCGAGAAGCTTCTCGAAATCTGGGAAAGCATCGTAGGCTAAATGCCCGAAGATAAGGACGTCATCATCTCCAGCGGGGATAACCCAAAGCTGGACCCGGCGGCGATTCTTAGTCTTGAACGCAAGGCTGGTACGCGGGGCGACTCCAAGCTGGAATCCGAGTTTGAACGGAACAGCTTGGGTCAGCTCACGCATTACACCCAGCTGGAAGCGAGCAACAAGGCCCTTGAGGGCCGTAAGTCTTACTGGGGTGACCATCCTATGGCCAACCTTCAGGGGCCTGCCACTACCGGCATGGTCAAACAGACTGAGCGTATGCCGCCGCAGAGAGACCTCTCTGGGGGCGGTGCGAAGTCTGGTATCAAGCCATACAAAAATTTCGCTTCGGCCTCCGGCCGAATCAGCGGAGACGGCAAGTTGTCGCGTCTGGCACAGGAGGCAGTCGGTAGCATGAAGAACATGGTTCCTACCATGGGGTTGCCCGTGAACAGCGTGACCGCTGGGCCTTTCCGGTTCAAGGGACTGACTTTCAACGGAGCGTTTCCAGTACTGAACCTGAGGCAATGGGATAGGGCCGTGACCGCGTCCTACTCCAACATGGAGGATGAGGAATGAGCCTAGACGTAGTGAATGTGGCAGGGTTGCGACTCACGAAGCACCCCATCATCCACCTTCCTACGGAAGATGAGGTAATCGGCCTTGCCCAGACCATCGGGGCTGAGAAGACGGCCGAAGTCCTGAAGCGGCGCGAGGAGAAGATTCAGGCAGAGATAACCGACCCGTACAGGCATGGCTACGAGCCCGAGAGCTGGGCGGACGCCGACACGCTGCTTATGGGTGGCAACGAACTGCTCATCATGGGCGGTAACCGAGCAGGCAAGACGGAGTATGCCGCCAAGAGGGTGATGCAACTGCTTTGCACCCGTCCTAATTCCAGAATTTGGTGCCTGCACACGACGTCGCAGACCTCCATCCAGATGCAACAGGCCGTCATCTGGAAGTACATGCCCCCTGAGTTCAAGAACGCCAAGAAGACCAAGGTCACCAACATCCAGTATTCCCAGAAGAACGGCTTCACCGACGCCACGTTCGTCCTTCCTAATCGCTCGCAATGCTTCTTCATGAACTACGGGCAGGAGAAGAAGGTCATCGAAGGTGGCGAACCCGACCTGATTTGGTGCGACGAGCTTGTCCCGCAGGACTGGATTGAGACCCTTCGCTACCGACTGGTCACCCGAAGCGGTAAGATGATTCTCACTTTCACGCCCATCACGGGCTTCACGCCTGTCGTCAAGGACTACGTCGCCGGGTGCCGCATCAAAAAGACCCGCTTCGCAGACTTACTTCCAGAGACTCAGAATGTGCCGGGGATTCCTAAGGGCCACATGCCATACATAGCTGAGTGCTCCAAGGGTAGCGCGAATGTAATCTGGTTCCATTCCATCCTCAATAGGTACTCTCCGTTCGAGCAAATCAAGCTCGCATTGCGTGGTCGCGGTCCGTACGAGGTCAAGATTCGTGCGTACGGATGGGCAGAATCGCTCGCTGGCTCCCAATTCCCGAGATTCGGAGAAGCGAACATCATCCCAGCGGACCAGATTCCAGAGGAGGGCACCAACTACATGGCCGTTGACCCTGCTGGTGCCAGAAATTGGTTCATGGTTTGGCTACGCATCGACGAGCACGGCAACAAGTTCGTCTACAGGGAATGGCCAGACATCAGCATGGGCGAGTGGGCCCTCCCATCAGAGAAGCCAGACGGACGTCCCGGCCCCGCCCAGAAGCAAGGTGCTGGCATGGGTCTCACGGAAATCAAGGAGCACATCCTGACTCTCGAGAACGGGGAGGAAATCACCGAAAGGTACATCGACCCTAGGGCCGCTGGCTCGCCCGTAATCAACAAGGAAGGCGGAACCACCCTCCTCCAGCTTTTGGACGAGGAGCCTTGTGCCATGTATTTCACTCCTGCCGCTGGCCTCAGGCTAGAGGAAGGCATTTCCATTATCAACGACTGGTTCGCCTACGACCAGAACCAAGAAATCTCGGCCATCAACCAGCCCAAGCTGTTCATCTCGGAGGAGTGCCACAACCTCATGTGGTGCTTGCGCGAGTGGACTGGTCTGGACAACGAGAAGGGTGCGTCCAAAGACCCAATCGACGCCCTACGCTACATCGCCGTCATGCAACCCGACTACGGCGGTAGCGATTCGTACAAGGCAATCGGGGGAGGCTCTTACTGACATGAACAACAAAATTCCACCCCTGCTCAGGCTAGCTGAAGCCCCCGAGCATTACGGACTGTCCAAGACCACGCTCATCCGCCTCCGCAGGCAAAAAGCCCTCCGCGTCTTCACGACTGTCGGCAAACAGCACATGTTCTACCGAGACGACATCGAAAATTTCCTCAAAG